GCAGAAGAGGCGATCGATCGGGCTAATAATCCAGGTCTAGCAGGCTTCTACAATGCCCTCGCCGCTGCAAGATTAGAGGGAATGCAATCCGTCTGGGGGCAACAGTAATCTTTTGAAATTTATGGAGAAAAGTCAGTCCATGCGTAGAATCAGCTTCGCCCTCACAACCACTCAAGTCCAGAACCAAACCAAAACCGTCACCCGGCGACTAGGCTGGGACAACCTCAAACCCGGCGATCGGCTCCAACCCATCTACAAAGGCATGGGCCTCAAAAAGGGAGAGAAGCAACAGCTTCTGAATGGCCCGATCGAAATCGTCAGCTTCCGCAAAGAACCGATCGCGGCCATCACCCAGGCCGATGTCATCGCGGAAGGATTCCCGTCCTGGACGCCCGATCGTCGTCGATGCCCTCGACCTCGGTAGAACATGGCTCCAAGCCCTCGCCGCCTAGCAAAAGTTTGCGGGGCATTTGCACACCTCACCCATCAAAATGCCCCGCAAACTTTATGACGATCGAAGACCAACGCGCACGCCAACGCCAAGCCCAACAGACCGCGATCGAACAGCGACGATCGGCCAACGGCGTGAGTAGAATTGGAAACCGAGACCCCGATACCGGGAAATACAACGTCATCGGCCCAGACGGAAGCAGTAGCCGCGACGGAATCAAAATCTTTAGCGCCCAGGTCGAACCCGGCACACCTGTACTCAGCACCGATCGCACCGACGGACTCAGGACGATCGACAGCCTCAAAGGAGCAGCAGCCCCCAACACCCCGCAACCCCTCGCCCCCGCAAAGCTCTACCGAGAAGGCCGAGTCTTCGAGATTCCAGAACCTAAGAAAGGCACCAAAGGCCCGATTCATATTCTCTTTTTTGACGACAGCAAAATTTGGGTTGGTGGACATCAGGATGAGCCAGAAGAAGTGGCGTTCCCGATCGTCGCAGGCAACCCAACTTGGACCTACGACCTATGGGCCGACAACTCAGGATGGATTGTCACAAGACGATCGACATCCGGAACGATTAGTAGCGTGGACTCAGAGGGAGCCGTCTACAACTCGCCCGCATCACCGGACAATTTCCCGATCGGTGCAGTCGCTGGAGGCTCTGGCTATGTGGGATTTGGAACCACAATCCTACGAGACAACACGTCCCCCAATCAATTCCAGGGCGCTGGAAACTCCTACGTCTGGAAGGCTGGGCAATGGGCCTTTAACCGATCGGCCTTCACCATCCCGACGAATGGGGACAATTGGAACTACTCGGTCAACCTCCCACGAGCCTTTTTCCCTGGGACTGCAATCCTTTCCAAAACAAATGACTTTGCCGATATTGGCTTCTCAAACACAGGCGATGCCTATACTCGGTATTGGTCCACAATCAAGGTCGATCGGACCTCAGTGATATTGAGGTATGACTCTGAGGACTACATGACTGGGGACTATTCTGGATACTTTGAACAGCTAAACCAAACAACCCCGCCAACGCCAACAACCCAATTTTATCCATACCTCTTCAATGATTTTCTAGAGACCGTCACAACCCCTGTTCAGAATCTACCCAGCGGCATGTACACCGAGGGTCAATTCACCAACATCACCAGCAGCTTCACTCAACTCAACAACCTCAAATCAGGCCCAGGACTCATCACCATCACCGTCACCGGACTCGATCGCATCACCACCAATCAAACGGTCGAAGCCGCCAAAATCCCAGCCACCGCCGCCATTATCACCGCCGTCACCACCATCAACTAAGCCAATCCGCCACGATCGCCGCAATCTCAGTCCGATCGGCTGCGCTCACTCCCAAAAAAGGCCGAGGCGGAATCGTCCCACCGCGCCCCGTCTTCCCACCGAGCTGCTGAATCGGCGCATAGATTCGGTTACTGCCCACCGTCACCGATACCGCATCCGCCCGGTACGCGATCGTATCCCGCAGTATCCCTGAGTACGTCAGAATCCCCTTCAGCGCCCGCGAACTCTTCGCCTTACGTCTGGCATAGTTCGGGGTCAAAGGGGTCCACGATCGGCCTTCCGGGTCTTTCTGGCCATCAAACCGATCGCGGGTGCTGAGCAGCAGGTACTCGCCGATATCGGACATCGGCTGACGCAGATCACCCATACGATCGATCAGGGCATCGATCGCGCTTTGGAGTTGAGTATCTTCGACAATGACTTGAGCCATGATTTCTCCAATATTTGCGGGGCATTTTTGAGAGAGGCGGTGCGAAATGCCCCGCAAATTTTAGGCGGGTTTGGCCTCTGGCTTGGGTTTATCGGGGAGCGCAGCCTGTGATGCTTTTAGCTCGGCCAACGTTGAACCGTCCGTATAGGTCGCATCAGACTCATCAGCCGTCGCGATTGCTGCCTTAATTTCTTCGATCGTCTTCATAAAAAAGCTCCAATTAAATTCTGTGCTTGGCTAGGTGTAAGAACCATCCGATTTCCATCTGCAACGAAACCAAAATTCTCGTAGTAATGACGAGCTTCAGGGCTAGCGCTTAATCGGATTCTGCCTTCGTATCCTAACTCAATACTTTCTCGCGCAACATCAGCCATTAGTCGGCCTCCCGCGCCTTTAAGCTGCTGCCCCGTCTTGGGCATCCCACGCAAATTCCATGGGGAAGAGACCAAATGATTCAACACCAGTGAATCCGAAGATTGAGTCACGATCGCACTCGCCTGCAAATCTCCCAACCCATCAATCACACCCCTAAAAAATTGCGGTGAGTCATCCGCCATTTCCTGAATAACGCTGTAGAGACCATCAGCCCGACGCAAATCATCACTCCCAGTTCTAGCCAGTTCTTGGCGAGACCGATCGCGAATCGCCTGCATCTGGGACTTTTCAACTGCCCCAAATTCCTGACTAAATCTAAGCGACGCAAACCGCGCCTCTTGCTCGACGGCCACGGCCAATTCTGGCTGAAGCCTCTGGGTGATGCTGACCAAAAGCTTACGCCGCTGCTCTGGATTGCTGCGCCCATGGCCACCACCCCAACCCGGATCAGGCTCCACCGGAATCCCACCATACTCACTCCCCAACACTGGGGCTTTTTCGACCTTCAGCTTCAAGCGCTCCAGGTCCCGATCGCCCAACGCAAAAACCGAACAGCGGCACCCATGACCGATCGGTGGATTGCCCATACTCTGCCAGAAGGGATCGTCCAGGCTAAATACTTTGCGATCGAGGGCAATATGTAGCGGCCTTGGGTCACGACTTCCCCCATGTCGCCACTGCAAATAGGGGCGCTTGGCCTTATTCTGCTGAATCTGTTCCCACCGTCCCCCCGCGTAGGCCGTGCGGAGATTGGTGTTGTAAATGGTGTTGGTTCGCCAATCCCGATCGCCGCTATAACTCCAACCGCGAGACTGCACAATCCGATCGAAATCCTTCCTAAATTCTTGCAGCGTCGTCCCTTCCGTAATCGCCTTCTCCACCGCGTCCCGCATATCCTGCAACAGCGCCCCCTTAGCCCCGGCCACCGCAAAAGCTACGTCGTAGTCGAGGCCCTGCAAATCCCGCCAAGAATCCGTATCGATATTCTGCTTCGTCGCAAAGTAATCGATCGCCTCTTGAAAGGGAAGTTGTTGCCACGGATAACTAGGCATCGCCTTCTAAGCTCCCAGCAATGCTCGCGGCCAGGACGGCATCACCCATAATGTCTCGCAACCGATCGCCCTTCAGGTCTGGGTACAGCGTGAGTAGTGTCTCGCTGAAACTATTCAGGTCTCCAGCACTGTCGAGTAGCCCCGATATTTGGCTCACCCAGCCGTCTACCTCTTTGCCTGCTGTGGTGCGGAGGCGATCGGTATACAGGTCTACGGTGTCCGATTCTTCAGACTCCGTAGACTCCGTAAAGTCTACGGAGTCTGTTGCGTTCACTGGACCCTTTTCAAAATAGCCATCCTGGTACGTACAGACAAACGATCGCTTTTGGGTGGTGTAGTAGGCTGTCCAGGTTTTATCACCGGGAATCTCCAGCTTCGTCACCACCGCGTCATCCTCCAATTGGTCTCGGAGGATGGCTTGTACGATCGTCTTGAGTTGTTCGGGAGTGGGGGATTTAGGTAGATTCATTTTTAAATAAGGTACCCGATCGAACCGAGCATCATTCCATGGTACTTGGTGCTTTCTTCCTCAGTGATGCCTTCCGCTTTTATCCTTGAGTCAAAGGCGGCTAGAGTCTCATCCTCGGTCAGCCCAGCGTCATCAGCCTTGTCCGCTTCCTCATGAAAAATCGTCATAAATTGTTCAAACGTCATATTTTTTTCTTCCTTGAAGCCCTAGCTTCAGAGTATTGATTGGCTTCGTTTTCATTTAATGGCACAATCTTCCCACCTTTGACAACCCCATACTGCGATCCCTCTTCGTCAAGCGGACCAAACCCCGCCCTCGAATAGATGGAGACTCGTCCACTCGCTGCACTATCCCCTTTTGATGGATTGTTGTGGACAATCAAACCATCCGGCAACCCTTTAACCCAATCTCTCGCTTCTTTCAAAACAGCCAAGGCCACTCTTTTATTATGAGCTTTTTCAGCATCCGTTACAGGGTCTTCTCTTTCGTACTCTCCATCAACAGCAAACGCGATCGTAAACACGGTCAAACCCAGCGTTTTTTGATAATAAATTCCACCAAGCGAGACTTCGCTATCTTTTTCTGGACCGTTTACAACAAAATCCCGGTCATCAAAATTAAATCTTTCTTGATCGAAAGGTTCTGGCAAATCGCCTGATTGAATGCGATCGGCGATCGACTGAGGCTTTGCAGGTTCGGGAGTGGTTGCTTGCTCTGTCTCAAGATTAGCCTGAGCCGCCGTATAATCCGACGCTTCACGAGCTGCTCCCGTCACAGGAACCCTACACTTCTTCGTCAAACTAACGCAACTCCCCTTCCCCGTTTTTCCAATACAGAGGTGAGACTTCGCCGGGTTACATTTCTTGTCCGCAAACTCCACCGCTTCAGAAAAAGCCGTAGCAGGCTCCGCCGTATCTGGGGCCGCATCCGCCACATCCGCCGCATCCGCCACCCCACCAAACAATTGATCCAAACCTGGTTCCGCAGACTCATCATCAGGAATCATCAACTCCGCTTCATTCGCCCCAATCCCAAAAACCGTTGTCAACGTCGCGATCGCATTCTTCCGTTTCAAGCCCATCTGTCCAATCTGCTGCAAGAAGCCCACCAGCGCCGTCGTAGCCCCCACACCCAACACCGAGACCAAAGGCGGCTTATCAACGGCCTCATCCTTAAGCTGAGACGGATCGTAATAGCCCTCGCCATAGACCTCAACAACCTTCTCTGGGGTGAGCTTAAAGCCCATATCAAACAGCACCCGATCGCGATCGGCCACTGCCTTCAAATCCTCAGCCGGATCAATCTTTCTCCAAACCTTGGGATAGGCAGCGCCGGGATAGTTCCAATCCACCAGCCACCGCACGATCGATCGATTAAACGACCCACACAGCAAATCCGCGTCGCGCTTAATCAACCGCGACGCAACGCCCTCATGTACCTGGGCCTGGGACAATGACGAACCACTATCCGTCGTCATTGTTTGAGACAGAATCGTTTTGGAAATCGCCGCGTCCATCAACTCCCAAAGCTGCACATAATCCGCAGTGCCAGACCTGCCCGCCTCCAAGAAATCAATCACAGTCCCTTGGGGCACCTTCAACGCCGAAGCCGATGCCATGCGATAGGCCGATTGCAAAAGCCTATCCTGTTCATCTTTAGGCATCCCAGACGGATACTCGACTTTCACGGTCGGCTGGGAAAACTTCTCCAAAAACCTCAGCCAGAACTTCATATCGTTCCGCTTAAAAAAGACAGGCCAGTAAAGGTTGTGACCTAGCCCGCGACCGTAGGGTTCATCGTGATTATCGCCCCCCGATCGCAACACCCAAAACTTCCGATCGGGCATCGTCTCGCCCTGCAACATATCGCCCCACACAATCAATCTCAGGGAGCGATCGGGTGCAAACTTAAACCGCCGACGATTCCGCACCCGAATCCCATCGCGAGTATCATCAAACCCAATATTCTGCCCATCTCGCATCCACAGACATTCCGCCACCCCAAAGCCGTAATGGATGGCGTAGAGTTGCTTTTCACAAATGTCGTCCCAATTAATCCCGCTAAGCTGCTCTCTCACAAAGTCCGCCGCCTTAATATCAAGGCGCTTCTTCCCACCGGGAATCACATCAGTTTCACAGCCAATAAAAGCACTAAACCGTTGCTGATACCCGCTCTCAATCTGCGTATCCGTCAATTCCTGTTCATAGACGAGCAAATCGCCCCCACCTTTGGTCTCCAAAATCTCATCTTGACTCTCCAGCAAGGGAGCCAACCAGGGCCGGGTAATGTCGCGGCCATCTGCGATCGATGCAATTTCGTCAAAGGTGGGACGATCCAAAGTTAAGCACCAAAATCAGGCCCACTCAACCTAGCGAAACCGTCGCGTTCTATCTAGCCTGAACAAGTCACGATCCCATAATCCGCAATATTCTCAGGGACAGGCTCCCTAAAATTCAGATACACCTCGCTCCATGACATCGGCACAATCCCCACCCGATCGCACACCGCAGCCATGATGCTATCGCAGTGATAAACCATCGGGCCGGGTTCCTCACCGGGCAGTAGGAAGCGGCCATAGCGATCGTACTTAAACCGATCGCTCAGATACAATTCATCCTGCAATAGCCACGAATGCAAAATCCGCTCGACGGCGACGGGATTAAACCCCCAAAAACCACCCCGCAACAGCGGCCTCACCGCCCCGACAGGCTTAGACCAATGCCCAAACCAATCCCCATCGGGCCAATAAATGGGAGTCCTTTGGAACGTAATATCAGGCTCGACCTTAAAAAATAAGTCGCAGTCCTGGGGGCAGGTCCGCAAGATTCGTTCAAGCCATGCCCCACCATCGATCGGTTTCAGCCGCCTATTTCGTGGCATACCGATCAGATTCAAGGGCGTGATGCCATCAGGAACAAAGGCGATCGTGGCCAAAGGGAACCGTTCCCGAATCTCTTTGTAAAGCCTCGGCACACCCTGCCAATCCCCCAGCCAATAGCAAATCGAAAAATGTAACTTCATGGCTCAATTCAATTCAATTCAATAGCGAAACATTCACCGTCACCCCGCCCGTATCATTGGCCGCGATCGTCCGCGTTACCCCATCAGAGGCGTAAACCATGCCACTCCCACCCGAATCACCAGGGATAGAAATCCCGTCCCAAAGGATGGCCCAGGCTGAGTAATTCAGGGCAGTCGATCCGATCGTCCACATCACGACGATTGGAGGTTTGGTTGCCGATGATGGCCCGATTTGACCTGATGAAAATGCAATAGGTTTTCGTTCGTAGCCGAGGACGCCGCTCGGCTTAATTTCATGGCGAACAATTTGTGCGAGCGGTGACTTTGCATCTAACGGCTGCTCCAAAATATTGAGTGGAAGCGCTCCACCGTCTGTGATGTCCACGGAATACGAGTTGTAATTATCTGAGGCGATCGCATCCGCCAACGTCAAGCACAATCCAATCTCTCCATCACTGTTGCCAAGAATCACAAAATAATCCTGCGTCGCAACCAAAGGCGAGGGCAAAATCCCGCCTGAACCTGCGCTAACTCTGACTTTTGAGCCAACAGGAAAATGATCGATTCCCCCATCCATTGTCACGGTATTATTTGCCGCACTCACACTCTCCACCGCGATCGTCCGCAGCCCCGGTTCAATCAAAATCAAATGTCCGGTAATGCTATTTGAGCGAATGCCATTATCCAAAATGTCTTGAAGTAGGGTAGGGCTAGCTTGTCCAGTAATCGTCATAGTTCAGCTTCCGTTGTTGATTATGGTTTCAGTAAAAAAGAACTCAATACTAGGTTCAAAATTTGAATTGACTGGCCCGATCGGTTGAATGGGGGTGAATTCAAATCTAACCTTTGGCGTCACATTCATTTTGATAGGAATCTGCTCTTTAAATTCAAAGAGTAGATTCAATCGAATCAAATCAAGGTCAGCTTCCTGAAATCGAAATTCGATCGTAGGCCGCAACGCAACATCAAATTCCAAAGACGCAATACTCGTCACCACCGGAACAGCACTCTCCAACATCACCACCCTGGTTAATGCAAGCGTTCCATCGGTCGCCGCGATCGTAATCGGTCCACTAAATGAACCCACCGGAACGCCCACTAATTCAGCGATTCGACTGTCAACCGGATCGGCAATGATTGTCAACCCAGGGACGATCGGACTCATGGTGTAAACCCAACCCATCACACACCTCCCACAACGATCGGAATATTAACCGGAGCGCCAACCGGACTGACAATATTCGGCGGCACCGATATTGACGCCTGACCATACTCAAAAACTGGATAAGGTGCAGGCTCAGCAATGACAGTCGCCAATGTCCCAATGCGGCCACCGCTGAATGAGAACTCTGCAAACCCCTCAGAGAAGGCCACGATCGGACCCTCACCCCAAAATTCACCATCATGACACAGCAACCTAAAAGCCACAGGACAGCCAGCCTGAAGCCACTCTGTTGGGATGGGCATACCGACCTGGACAGCGCTACGTCTGCGCTGCTCTCTCAAAGCAATCTGCTGGGCTAGACTCGTCGCATGTCCCGGCGTTGGAATAAACCCCACCTCCTCAATTAGGGGACGAGGAATGAGCGGGGTCCAGTTTGGAGTGGTGACGATCGCCTCGCCTTTAATCACCTCGGTTTTAAGCGGCTTTTGGGGGACGGGCTGCGCGTCTTCTAGTTCTGGAGGCTTTTCAAAGCATCTCGGTTTGCCTGTAAGAGGGTCAATTTCCCCCCCATGGTCAGGCTTTTGAGCGACACGTTGATTGGTCAAAACTTCCCTTGGAGCAGCATATAAATTTAAAGAGGTGCCCGACGACGGAAAAATGACGCCAAAAGGGATATATTCAGCCCGGACAAATGGCGTTTCAACAATCGCCTTACTAACGACAAGATTGGCGCTAGTCCCCGATTTTGGAAACACTTTCCCAAAGGGTTCTTCAATTACCGTGAGCGTTTTAATCGGCGTGTTTGCGTCGAAGTCTTTTGTATTGAGCGAAGTTGCCGTATTCAAATCACTGCCTACGTCAAAGGGGAGGGACCATCCGATCGTACTAATTCCTGTATCAGCTTTGTTATAAGCATATTGGATCGTTTTCCTCATGGAAATTACTGGGTTTGTACTGGTCCCCGATTGGGGGAACACTTTTCCAAAAGGTTCAAATTGCTCAGTAGTGACGCGCTTAGGTCTGCCCTTACTATCCGCCGCTGGGTTCGGGTCATTGGGACATGCGGGCACATCATCCAAAATTTGACGGCTCCCTGTGACGATGACTTTGGGCGCGGCGAAATGGATTGCGTCCAGGTCCGGTTCCCATTCAACTTGGCCGATCGATCGGCTAAACAACACCCCATGATCGCTTGGATTGCAACTAAAAACCGTCGTCGATTCGGTAGGCGTGACGGTCAACCATTGCCAATTCACACCCGCTAATTTTTGGGCATCAGCGATCGGATCACGGGTGGTGAGGGGAGCGTGGATTACGCCTGTGATTGCCGTGTTTGAGATCGCTAATGTCGGGGTGAGATTGGCCAGAGCGTAGGCCGATTTGAGCAACTCTTCGATCGCTCGATTGAGCGGAAGCCCATCACCGGGAATGATTACATCCGGCTCAGCAGCAGGCCGATCGCCCCCAATTAGCGCGAGCAACTGCACCAATCGTCCGCGTCCGGTTCGCGTTTTGGCATCGTAGACATAGTTCTCAATGCGCAGTGGTGGCAGTGGGTAGGTGTTGATTTTAATTTGCACCACAGCTTGTCCAGGTCTCCATCTGGCAGGTGTATGTAGCGGGTCAAAGTCATTCTCCGTGAGGCCCGATCGCATGGCAATCCGGTTGTAATCCAATTCAAAATCTCCACTCCACAGCGCGGGCGCATTGATTTCCAATGGGCTGCAATTCAAACTAAAACTATTCAAAAAAGCGGACGCATCAAACGCCCCAATTTTGAATTCATATTCAGGAATTCGATAGTTTAATCTCATCGGGGTTTTTGGCTAGAGTATCCGGGTAGGCCGATCGTCCCACTGGGAATGGTCAAGGGCGGAAGTGCAGCGGGCGTAGAATTGCTAATCCAGTTCTGTCGAATCTGGCCGCCGTCGGGCATGATGAACAACCGATCGCCCGTCAAAGCATCACGGTCTGAATAGGCTCCCAATTGCCCAGCGCAACAGGAGTGGCGATCGCCGATCGCTTTCGCTTGAGCCTGCTGTTGAGTCACGCGGGTGGTGTTAATAATCTTGGTTCTCGGTCCAAATGGATCGCTCATAACTACACCTCTTTACTTAATTTAAATTGCAACTTCCAAAGGTCGATCGTTGTCGCCGGAGTCGAGTAGCGACCATCCACATCGACAAACACCGTCGCGGCTCCAGTGCCCGCAAAGTTGTCAGTGAAGGTAATTGGGATAACAGACAGTGATTGGGTATACAGCAACTGCTCAAATAGATACAGCTGCGGTGTTTTGCAACTGAGATTAAAATCCCATTCAGGTTGAGGGGCATATCGATCGCCCTTGACCCGAATCCCGCCCGTCCTAGACCGCCCATCTGACGCTGGAAACCCCACGAGCGATCGGTTGTAGGGTTCGCTTTGAAATTGGGCCAAAATCAAAGCATCTGGCACTAGGGGATGGGCGAGAATAATATGTTTGTGTTCGATCGGGTAGGGATTGATTAGGCTCGTACCCAGCCAGGAAATATAGCTCAAAGTTTATTCCTCAATAACGATCGCTGTAACCGTGCAAATTTATCAAAGCTCACCGAGTCAGGCGCTTCAAAGGTTGCGTTCATTTGTGAAATCGGTTGACGATCGCCCACCAATTTCCGCAATGCCTGCAACTCTTGAACGATCGCGTTCTGGCCCATGCTCACGGTCGAGTTTTGGGACAGTGCGATCGTGGGGGTACCCATGCCACCGATCGTCTGTGCGGCTTGAAGTGCGCTAAGGTTGCGCGTGATTTGGGCTTGGTTGAGGATGGTGCCTGATACATTCGGGATAAAGATTTCCGGCTCGCGCTCACCCACCAGATAGGCCGTATTCGCTGTGACGGACCCGCCGTCTCTTCGTCCTGGGAGTGCAGTGGCCTGTCCTCCACTGCCATTCCTTGCGGCGTTGGTTCGTTCAGCATCGTTGGCGATCGTGTTCTGAGTGGCTTGCTGGGGCAACAGCAAGGCATTCTGACGAGCGATCGACTGCTCAGATTCAAAGCGGGCCTTTGCGGTCTGCTGTTCGAGATTCAGGGCCTGTTGCTGCAATGCCTGAGATTCTTTAGAAGCCGCCGCATTTTGGGTGGCTTCCTTGACGGCTTCCCCGGCGAGCTGCGCGCCCTGCTTCGCCACCTCTAGCCCTGCCCCAGCATTGGCCTTCTGCGCTGCGCCCTGTTCAGCCGCTAGCGCTTGCTGTTGCTTGGCATCATTGATGGCCTTGTCCTTGGCCTCACCGGGTGCAAGGGTGTCCGCTTTGGCCAATGCTGCATCCGCTTCGCCCTTGGCTTTGGCGGCGGTGAGATTGGCTTCGGCTACGGCTTGCTGTGCAGTGAGGACGGCTTGTTTCGCTTTGAGTTCATTGATTTTGGCTTCAATCACTGCGCGACGATTGGCCATGTCTTCGGCCTTAATTTGCTGGGCAAGGGCTGTTTGGGCCGCCGTTTGTTCTGCGGCAAATTGAGCTGCTTTGACGGCGGCGACAGCATCGGGGTCGCCAGACTTCTCAGCTAGAAACAATGCTGCATCTAAGCGGGCTTTTTCCAGTCGGCTTCGAGCTTCTAGGATTTTGCCCTGGGTTTGCAACGCGCGGTTCGCGGCATCGATCGCAGCAATTTCCCGCCCTGATGCCAGCTCCGCTGTCGTTGCATTGGCATTCCGAACCGCAGCGATTTTGTTGGACTGAGCAATTTGCAGGTCGATCGCCTTCGATCGTGCATCCTGTTCTTTTTCAATGGCGCGAATGACTTTCTGTCGCTGGAGTTCGATTTGTGCGGCTTCATTGTCTAGGAGTTTAGAAATTGCCCCAGCGGTCTTGTTAGCAGCCTCCAGTTTACGTCTTTCAAAATCCTCGCGGGCTTTGGGGTTGGTGATTTGGCTTTCAAGTTCTGCAAGGCGTTGCTGATTGTTTTTGGCGATTTCAACTTCTTTTTCTAAACTTTCTCTTTGAGCATCAAGCTGTTCTTTTCGAGCTTCTTCTTGGGTGGTGGATTGGTCGTTGAGGCTTCGCTGAATCTCGTTTTTACGCTCTTGCTCGGATAATTTGACGAGGGCGAGGGCTTTGGCATTCTCTTCTTCGATCGCTTTGATTTTGATGGCCAGAATACGTGCCGACGATTCAGCAGCGGCTTTCTCTAATTCCGCATTCAATTTTTTCACATTGGCAAGGGCTTTCTCGCGATCGGCTCCGGTGGCGAGGTTCGCTTCCTCACGAGCCTGGTCAATCCGTTTTTTGATTTCCTCTTGCTTTAGTTTCGTTGTTTGTTGCTCTGCTTCAATCTCGTTAATTTCGCCCTTCGCTTTGGCGGCTTCAATTTCTGCAAGACCCGCTTGAATGACGGCGACTTCCGCATCCACCTGAGACTTACGAATGGCAATGATTTGATTAGAGGCGGCTTTTGCTATTTCAGGAGATTCAGCCTTTGCCCTCAGCTCTTGAAGCCGTCCGATCGCCGCAACTTCGGTCAGGTTTCCTTGATCTAAAAGGTCCTTGACTTTGCTAATTTCGCCTTTACGGATTTTGACAATCGCTTCGGATGCGGCCTCTTTTACATCGACTTCAAGTTTAGTATTTTGCTCGATCGCCCTCAATTGCTCCACAGCGGCATCTGTTGTAATTTTTCCAGATTTTGCAGCAAGTTCCTGTTGGGATTCGATTGTCTTAATTAATTCATTAGCGGCTTTACTGGCTTCCTCATTGGTTTGAGCGTTGTTAATTGCGTTATTAGAATTATTTACTTTCTTAGCAAGCTGCTCATAGGAACTGCCCAAAACCTCCAGCTCTTTACCCTGAATTTTAATGCCACCCGACGCGCTGCTGAGCGTCTTGTTCATCCGCTCAAGTTCAGCGATTTGGATTTGCTGTTGAGAAATTTGTTCCTTACTGGCTGGAGTTAGGGCTTTGAGTGCAGCAATTTGGTCCTCATTGGCTTTGATGGTTTGTTTGGCAAGGTCGGAGTAAAGCCGCTGTTCTTTGGTCTGCTCTGCGGTAAGAGAACCGTTTTCCTTTTGGGCTTGGGCGAGGTTTCGCAATTTCGACGCATATTTAATTGACTCATCCGACAACTGTTCGGTTGAGTTGCGCATCAGGTCGAGTTCCTCTTGAGATTTTTTGAGGTCTTCAGTTCCTTTGACGATGAAGGTGAGTGCGATCGCCCCAGCTAAAGGTGCCAATGCCGCAGCGACAGGTAATGCCGCAGTCGAGACCGCACCAAGCCCCGCAATTAATCCAGGGAACGCCGCAATCAATCCGGGAATCCCACCTGTTGCGAGTGCCACTACTCCTGTAGACAATGTGGCAAAAGCACCGCTCAAACCTGTTACCGCGACTAAGGCCGCTGGCATCGTGGCTGCGGCGAATCCGGCGACGATCGTCCCCAGTTGAACGAAGGCCGCCGTAACCACCACCGCCTGCACTGCAATGCCGCCGATGTCTGTGTTGGCAAACAGGGCAATCTGTTCAATGATTTGGGCAATGAAGTTGGCGATCGGGGCCAGGGCCGTAACCAGACCAGCCAACACTGACGACAACCCTTCAAAGGCATTGAGCAAAATCGGTCCCGCTTGCTCTCCAATACTGAGCAACGTTCGGCCAAAGGGTTCTAGGGCTGTGCCAAGTTTTTGACCTGTGGACAGTAGCACCGTGGCAATCTCAGACAGGAACTGATTGATCGCAGCTTTGTTCGCATCCAAGTATTCAAACACCGCTTGCAGAGCATCGATCGTAGGCTGCAAAAATGGCGCGCCTGCATTGCGACCAAAGACTTCAAACAATTCTTGAATATTGGAGCCAATACCCTCAATGCTATTGGATGCAATCTTGTTCCCGGCGACAAAGACCTCAAGTCTTTTATTCAACTCATCAACCAGGATGCCTTGTCCTTTCCATTTATTAACCTGTTCATTACTGATGTTAAGGTTTTTAGCCAAGAGGGAATTCTGATCCACCTGCCCTTTGACGATCGAATTGATTTCCTGTCGCGCTTGGTCCAGCGGAATCCCAATCACTTTTAGTGATGCCGCCCAGCCTTTAGTTAGGGACGTTGCAGCAGCGATCGGGTCCGGGAATTGTTTGGATTGATTATTGAGTGATGCGGCATTGGTCAGCGTGATTTGGAACAGCTCATTGACTTGGGAGCTGGTCACACCGACCAGCGATCGGGTGTCTTCTTCAACCTGCTTCAGTGCTGCTTTCAGTGCAGGTTGCGTTGCTTGGATTTTTGCGATCGGGTCGGTAATGTCTTGACCACCCTGGGAAATTCGGGTGGAGCTTGCAAGATTTGTTTGGCTGCTTAGTAGCTGAGCATTTAATTTTTCGTTACTTCCAATAAGCAGGTCGTAGGCTGGTTTTGCAGCGGCGGCGAGAGATTGGATTGCGGTAATAATATTGTTAAATTTAAATGCCACCGCCCCCAAGCCATCGCCAAACTGAGAAACTCTAGTATTTTCATTGTCAAAAGTCCCTCTTATGCTTGCTTGTAGTCTTCTTGCTTGATCTGCTGTGAGGCCAAATCTCGCCGATAAACCTAAAATTTGTTCGGCACTGGACGCTCCAGCCGATCGCATTGCCTTTAATGATTCCGCAATTTCTAAAATCTCTTCTGGCGTTTTTCCAATATCAGTCATCAGCCTTCTTGCGGCATTTCCAGTAATACCAAAAGCATTTGCCAATTGAGCAATCCCCGGCGCTTCATCAGCGATCCGTCTAGCAGCGGCCCGCAACGCCAACAATTCCGCAACGGTTCGCTGTCCACCCGTCGCGGAAATTAGCAGCCCTAAAGTAATTTGCTGACCTGCCATTAACTCACCCCAAAGGCTTCATTCCTCGCGTTTTCCATCCACTCATCAAAGCCCTTTTTATCCTGTTCATCATGCGGCAATTGAGCCTGAGTATAGGCTTCGATAATATCGACCAACGCATTAATCGGCTGCGTCTTTGCCAGGTCGATCGCCTCCGTAATTGAACCCGTCGCATGGGCAATTCCCGCAATCAATTCGGCCAGATCGGGAGCCTTCCCTTCACCCCCTGAATTGCCCTTGGGTTGGTTCACCTCACGGAGCAACCCAGGGACAAAAAGCATTTGCTCCACAATCTGCCAATTGCACCAATCGGGGTTAATGCCATTCAGTTTGAGGCACCGATCGATCGTCCATCTAAATCGCTTATCTGATTGGTAAAGCGATTGCACAGGCATCACTTCCGCCGCGTCCGATAACAAACTTTGCAGATCAATCAGTCGTTTTTCAAACTCAAAAAAACCGACAAGGGAGCAGCCGGGAAAGGTATGAATTTCCCCGTCTACGCCCTCGAATGTGTAGGTGTCTAGGTCTAGTTCAATCCACTTCATTAGATGATTAATTGGGGAACGATCGAGTGAAGGTCAACCATCATGAACGGATTGGTCCAGCCGGGGACCGATAGACAGCGGAACTCGGTTTCAAGTTTCGCTTTACCGCCTGAAAAGTTTAGTTTTGGTGCGGTGAACCGTTTGATGCGGGGAATCCAAATGTATTGACCATTGCTGGGGTCGTTGGAGTTGTCGTAAATGGTTCCACAGAACTCCATTTCACCAATCTGCGCTGACTGTCCAGGCCCGCCGTAGACGTTTGCAGCCGGAACAATCTGGTCTGTGATGTAGGTGACAGGTGCGCCCGCTTGAGCCGCGTTGAAGACGAGCTTTGTATTGGCTGTGACAATCTGCACCGATCGGGCATCGGGTGCCGTGGCCGAGAGCGTGAGGGTTCCGGTCTGACCCCAAGTGCCGTAGCGATCGACGCTCACCAAAGTCTTAGCCGTATTCGCTGCGGTCAGGTCTGTGTCTACGATTTCGTAGGGAGCCGTCAAAGGCACTGTTGCCCGCTTGAGTCGGGGCAGGCTGAAGTTGGTCAGGGTCCGCTCGATTTGGTTTTGAGCGAGACCCATCATGCCCCAGTTGACCACCTCTGTGGACAGCTTGAGGGTGGTGGTGGTGGCTCCGTCTAGAATGTCTTCTGTTTGATGAATCCCCGCGTTATAGGCCAAGACTTCTTCATTCTTGGACTCTTGGTCTAAGTCGAAGCTGAAGATAGGATATCTGAATAATTTTTGATTACCGGGACCGCCCGCGATCGAAGTCGATCGTACGCCTGCATCCCCAAAACCGATCGCAATTCCGCTCATAATTCCTCGTTATTTCTGATAAGTCAAATCAATTTTTGCCGTCATTCCCCAGTCCCAAATCGCCTCACTCCGATCGATTAACACCGCCTCACTCACCTGGAAACCAGACACCCCAAAGCTCCATGGTGGGAGATTGGGCGGCTGATAGCGAGAGATTCGATCGACGATGATTTCGATTAGGTCGTAGGCTCCGACGTGCGATCGTAAATCCTTGACCAAGAGCCGAAACTCAAAATCTAGGGACCCATATTGCAGCGTGTGATACCCGTTACCGCCCTCGGTTTCGAGCTTTAATCGCCCAAACTTAACGAGGATGGCAGCGCTTCCCCGAATCCTCGCCGCGTCGTCGTTCGGCTTGCCAGGGAAGCCCAGGACATGAACGAGATTGCCAAGGTTGGGGGTTGCCTTTAGCCGATCGATTAGGAGTTGTTCCACCTGCTCAATCATCAGTACCCCGATAGTGAAAGGTCCGTGAATACCGCGATCGGGTGCAGCGCCGCGACTGAATAGGTCGGGGTCTCAGATTCAATCTCAGCCCCGCCGCTATCTAGCCCTAAACCAATCTTTCCCGACGCCACCAACTTGAGCCAGACGATCGCGTCTTCGTAGCGCTTCCGCACGTCTTCGCGAGGGTCGTTATGCTCCAATTGATAGCGGGCAATATCGGCAGCTTTGTTGGTGAGGACCAATGGCACCGACGCGATCGGCAACGCATAACGCAACGCTAAATAGCAATCAATTTCCTGGGTTGCGTATTCGCAGGCTGCATCCACTCGCACTGTGTCGATCGCGGGGTTACCGGGATAGTCGAGCTGAGACAAACTCTCAATCTCAGACAAACCAAATAACCGAATCAAATCAGCTTGAGTGACATACATGGATTAGTCCTCAGCCTTGTCCATAGCCTCTGGGTCTACGATCGCCCCAAGGCGTAGCAGACTGATCGCGGTGGCGTTGTCGAGCTTGATTGTCGCGCCCGTATTGTAAGATTTGCCGTCGTGTTCGATCGGGTTCAGACATTTGTAACTTTTGAGTTCCACTTTTGTTGCTACGGGAGTCGCTTCTTTAGCGGGTGTCTTAGCGGCATCAGTCATGATTCATTTCTCCTATTAAGCGAATGCGTTTTGAATGAAGTAACCTGCATCAGGGGCACAGATGATCTCTTTGCAGTTCATCCCGACGCGGTTGATTACGCCGCCTTCAAGACCGATATTCGGGTCTTCGATCGTCCCTGCAAATTTGCCTTTCCACAGAGCCGTAAAGCCAAAGGTCAGACCCATTTGAGGCCCTGCCAATTTGTCGCGGTAAATCATGCCGATGTTCTTGCCCCAGACACGGGACATGGTGGCCGTGACGCCGCGCCTAGCCGTATTTACCCAGCCTTCGCCGACCAACACTTCTTCGATTTCGAGAAGTTCAGCGAGCGCTTGACGGGCGATCGTGCCTTGGGCATTGAGACCCGCTCCGGTCATTTTGACGGCTTCGACGATTCGCGGATGCTGCCGCAGGATTCGCCATCCGTCTTGGCCCATCCATAGGACGTTAGGGCGCACTAGTGGCACGTCTAGGCGGGTTAGCAAGTCCGATAACGGATTGCTGTTGGCATAGTCGTTGTACTGGGATGTTCCCGAGAGCGTTACCCGGCGATTGGTCGCGTAGGCGGCGAGGTTGTTGACTTCGCTCGCGACTCGGATTTCCCGATCGAGGTCCATCAATTTGATCAAATACTCGACGGAATGAGCCTGTGGATCGTAGGCATTCAGCCCCGCCCGTCGCCCGTCTTCCGCCTTCATGATGTCTGAGTAGGGGATGGGGTCTTCTAAGCCGTAGGCATCCACTGAGCTGGTTTGCTCGGTGGCGGTGAAGCTGATTTGATTGACACTACCGCGACGGGATACCCGCGTGTCTGGGACCGTGAAGGCTTCTTCAGGTGGATACAATGTCCATTTGAATTCAGCGGCATTGACGGGCGTGGGAGGCAGGATTGAATCTGCGATCAGGTTTTTGTTTTGGTAGGCGATCGCGACGGCGGTGAGCTGTGGCGATAGGACGAACGGTTGTTTTGCCATGATTACGAACTAAGCCCCGAATAAGAAGAACCTGGAGAAACAATGACTTTGACAATTTGGCCTAGGGTTGTTGGCTGGTTCTCCAGACAAAAGCCAACAATTCTTTCTCCAGGCCCGATGACGGGCACAGCTCGGCCCACTTGATCGCAGGCGATCGGACTTCCCGGCAAGAGCTGACCTTCCCCGCTTTGCACATACGCGATTCCCGCAACCGTACAGTCGCCAACAGCATCTGGGTCAATGCCCAATTCTCCGGTTACGCCGATATAAGCAACGGGAAATCCAGAAACTAGATTGTTGCCTGTGCTGTAGCCAATGGAACCGTTAAACGGGTTCGTCATGACAATTCGATAAGGGGGAATGCCCTCGCTATCGGCCTGAATTGAGGCAATGATTTGTGTCGCTTGAGTCATAGTTATTTCACTCCTTTTTCTACATGGGCCACCGCTTCAGAGAAGCTAATGGAATTGCCCTTGGCTTCTTGCTCAGATTTGTAGTCACGGGCGGCTGTGGCGATCGCATTCGCGTCATACTTCGCCGGAGCCGCGCCCGCTGATACCTCCCCAAATTCGACCGTCTTAGGCAAGGCTTCTAGGAACTTTTTGAAAGCCGATCGCGTTTGAATCGGTTCTGCTTTTTCTCCGAATGCGATCGTGCTTTCCGCTTCACTGGGGAGCGTGACCGCGATCGCCGCTGCGAGTTTGGAATCAAAGACACGGCCTTCCTTTAGCAAGGCTTCAGCAAAGGTTTGAAACTCTGCTGCGTCCAAGACGGCGGATTTTTTATCCAGTTCTGTCGATCGCTCGTCTAATAGTTTTCTAAGGGCCTTGAGTTCTTCCTCAGTCATTGGTGGCTCCGTTGTTTCAGGTTTAGTTTCAGGTTTAGTTTCAGGTTCTTCCTCTTCAGGTTCTTCCTCCTCTACGGCTAGCTCTGCAAACTCGATCGTCAAAAGCTTGTCGCATTCTTTGAATTCGGGTTGCTTCATTCCCTTAACCGCTGGAATCTGAACGGCTGCGACATGCCGAAGCCCCCACATTCCCGGTCTGGGGTTGCGAGGGTCTTCGGGGGAATAGAGTGCGGCTGATAGCGCAGGCAGTCTCCGATCGTTAATCTGCTTTTGGAAATCGGCGTCAATATTTTTCGCGGCGGCATAGAGCGAGGAACCAATCCTTATAAGGCGATCGACAATTCCTCGGTTGGGCTTTGATTCATCGTGATTAACCAGGAATGGAGCCGTATGTTTTTCAGGATTGTAGGAATCTTGAATTTGTTTAAGGGTATCTTCCGTAAATGTACGGGTAACACCTGCACTATCAATGTGCGTTCCCTGTCGAAAAATTTCTACTAATTTGCTCATAGGACTGCCATACGTCAGCAATGAAACGGTATTCCCACCTATAGAATGTTTCTAGCCTGAAAGAACTTATGGATATCATTACAGCTTAATTCTTAAATAAATATTAATATTTTCTCAAGACGAATAGCCTCCAATTCAATCTCTCAAAAGCCATGTTTCTTGAACAATTACTAGACCATGAATCTCTAGAAAAACTCGTTGAAAAGTATGGTGGGACGCGCTTGTATATTCCGATCGGGCGAAGAAGTTCTAAGGGCTTGATGGCCTTGTATTCACTGATTGGTGAAGAATCGACTCAAAAACTTCAGCGCTTTTACGGAGGGGGAGCCTTTGATGTTCCTAATTTTAAAAAGCATTGTCGTCGGTCGAGTCCTTTGGTGATTAGGAATCGGAATAAGGCTATTTTCGATTTTTTAAAGCTCTATTCCTGTCGTCAGGCGGCCGTTGAATTTGGTCTAACTGAGCGGCAAATCTTTATTATTCTTCGATCGTTCAAAAGCCGAGATTTAGATGCTAGAAAACAATGTGCTACTCAAAGAATTTAAAGATGGGACGCTTTTAACCGTTCGCAAGATTGACTTGAAAAATCAGTCTACTGTCAGTTTTGGGCGATCTTCTGAGACGAATTACAAAATCGGGCGAGGGGTGCAGGCTTGTTCGCGGGTGCAATCGACGTTGGTGCGATCGGGCGATGCGTGGTTGGTGATGGATGGTCAGGAGTCTAGGCCCAGTGCCAGTGGTGTTTGGTTCTGTGGGGAAAGAATCCGGGAACCGCTGACCTTTGGGGAGGGCATGGAGATTGATATTTTCCTTGGAGATGGTTACAAGGCGGAGCTTTCTAGCAAGGTGCGGTTAGAGTTAGGAGAACCTCCAACTCAAGGATTTGAATTGGAGGCGATCGCATTGCTACGGCGTGACCTTCAACAACTCCAGCAAGAGCTGAATCTCCAGCAACAAGCCATGATGGAAATAAATCAACGCATTGATTCGATCGATGATTTGAAGAGCGATCTACAGGCGGATATGGAACGCGGGTTCCGATCGATTTCGACTGAGGTGCGGGCCGCGATTGCGCTGGCCAGTGAACGCGACCAACAGCAGGAAGATCGATTGAAGGTGCATCACGAACACCTGAAGTATCTGACGATCGGTCTCGCGATCACCATGCTTTCGGTGTGCGGGTGGAATGCGACGAAGGCCCAAGAGGAAGTCGGGAAAATCGCCAATATTGCAGGCATGGTGGCAAGTGTGGCGGGCTTGATTTATATGCGTCCGGGTGAGCGGGGGGAGGAGAGTCTTCGATCGGCCCTTCCGGTGTTGAGGGATGGGAATAATGGCTAAAAACCAATCAAAACCAATCAAAACCAATCACTCTAAAAAGCGGCTTCAGCCCTTGCAGATGCAGGCGATCGGGATGCTTTCGATGGGTGATAAACAGGTGGTGGTGGTAGAGCGTCTTGGGGTTGGGAGCGCGACCCTAAATCGGTGGTTAAAATCTCCGGCGTTTGTGGCGGAGTTGGATAAGCGAATCAGTGAATCTCGTGAGGATTCGATTAGGCAATTGCGGACGCTGAATATTAAAGCGGTGGCCGCGATCGAAACCCTATTGACTAGCCCTGACACCTCCGCAAACGTCTTGGCTCAGGTGGCGTTTAAGGTGTTGGATATGACGGCACCTGAGATTGAATTGGTAGATGTGGGGCAGGCACGAACGCTTGACCCAGAGCGACTGAGGGAAGTGACGGCGGCAATCTATGGTCTCTAAAAAATCAAAGCCCGCGATCGAACTCTATGACTACCAGCGGGGTTGGCTCCGTGATCAGTCCCGGTTCAAAATCGGCATGTTCGCGCGTCAGACTGGGAAGACCTGGACGACGACGTTGGAGATTGTGCAGCGCTGTTTGTTTGCGGAGTCCAGAGGCGGGCGCGATCGGTGGGTCATTCTTAGTCGCGGAGAACGGCAAGCTTATGAGGCTCTGAATGAGGGGGTGAAGCGTCATCTCAAGATTTATGAGGCGGCGTTTGAAACGATCGAGTATCAGTGGGAGGGCAAATACAAGGCGCTCGAAGCGCAGCTTCCCAATGGGTCACGCATCACGGCGCTGCCTGCAAATCCTGATACGGCTCGCGGGTTTAGTGCCAATGTTTTTTTGGATGAGTTTGCGTTCCACCATGACAGTCGGGAGATTTGGAAGGCGATGTTCCCGATCGTTTCTCGTGGGTTTGATTTGCGGATTACGTCTACTCCCAATGGAAAAGCGAATAAGTTCTACGACCTGATGCAGTCTAACGACGGCACTTGGTCCAAGCACCAGGTCGATATTCATCAGGCGGTGGCGCAGGGGTTGGATCGGGATGTGGTGGAGCTGCGATCGGCTCTGGCGGATGAGGATGCCTGGGCGCAGGAATTTGAGCTGCAATGGTTGGATGAGGCTTCGGCTTGGCTTGGGTTTGAATTGATTGCAAGCTGTGAGGATGAGCGGGCTGGGAAGCCGTCAGAGTATGCGGGCTATCCCTGCTATTTAGGGGTGGATATTGCTCGGCGTAATGACCTGTGGGTTGCGATCGTCGTCGAGCGGGTGGGCGATATTTTGTGGGTGCGTGAGTTGGTGGTGGAGCGGCGGATTTCGTTTGAGGAGCAAGAGGCGATCGTCGATCGGTTATGGGGGCGGTACCGAATTGAACGGGGTTGCTTTGACCAATCTGGGATGGGCGAGATGGTGGTGGAGCGGGCGCAGAAAAAGTATGGGTCGATGGTGGAGGGGGTGATTTTTGGCTCGGCGAATAAGTTGGCGTTGGCGACGGAAGGAAAGCGCCGATTCGAGACGCGGGGCCTTCGGATTCCGCCGCTGCCAGAACTGCGGGACGATTTGCATAAGCTGAAAAAATCGGTATCCGCTGTGGGGACGCCGCGCTTTGATGCCGATCGGGACTCCAATGGTCACGCCGATCGCACTTGGGCTTTGTTCCTGGCAATTATGGCGGCGGGGGATGAGGCGATCGATTGGGCTGGGATTACGACCGTGGGGGAGAGTTCGATTAATTTTGCGAGTGAAGAGATGTTGGATTTTGCGGGCTGGTAGAGGTGCGAAAAGGCACCCCGATAGATGCCTTTTTTAGAATTATTTGCGGGGCATTTTGCAGGGTTGTAGGGCAAAATGCCCCGCAAATTTTTAGTAGACCGGGTCAGCGATCGGGCTGCTTTCCTGAACCAGGCTTTCAAGCTGCTGCTCAAGTTCGCCAATTTCGGCTTGGGCGGTGGCTTGTTGCTCCGCTAGGGCTTGTTCAGCGAGGAGTCGGGCGGCTTCTGCATCCGTGGCGCGGATTTTTTGCGCTTCAATTTCGGCGAGCTGCGCGGGTTCGGCGGCGAGGGCGGTGGCGAGTTGGCTTTGCACGAGGGCGAGTTCGTTCGTTAGGGCGTAGACGCTAGTTTGCAAGACTCCCACCTGAGACCATTGGGCACTGATTTTCGTTCGCAACACTTCAACAATTTGACGGAGGGGGGATAGGTTAATGTTCATCTTTTTCCTGTGAGAGATTTAAACGCTTCATCCAACGAATTTAAATCTACCAAGGGTGATCGGCCCCAATCTAGGCTGAAACATGGGGACCTTTTAAAAGTCACATTCTCGACACAACCAGCAAAAACCAGAAGCAACCAGCAAGCCTTTTTTTACTGGTCGGCATCAAACCCAGTCATAGCAACATCCTAAACCAGCAAACCGAGAAAACCAGTAAATCTGGTTCCCTTTACAGGCTTTTTATTGGCTTTTCTATTGGCTCTATATTTATTTTCTTTTTTTCTTTTTCCTTAAAAGGTAAGAGATTTACTGGTTTGCTGGTTTTGCTGGTTTGGGCTTTCTGAAAGTCGCACTGTATAAGGCTTCCAGTAAAACCAGTAAAAAAAGGCTTGCTGGTTTTGCTGGTTTTTTGCTGGTTGTGTCGGGAATGTGACTTTTTAAATCTCGTTTTGGAACCGTCAAAATGTTTTCAAGTGTTACCGTTCTTGGAAAACAAATACCCCTAAAACCTTCGTACACAATCCGTACACAAAAGGAGCGATCGAATGTCCGGGAATGGCTGAAAATGGCTGAGGTGAAAAGCCATGCTCTAGGCTAGAACTAGCTCTGTGCATGGCCTAACATCGATCGGAATGACAAGATTTGAACTTGCGACCCCTACTACCCCAAAGTGGTAGACGCAGGTTCAAAATAGCCGGAATAGATAGGGCTACATATGATCGCTCAAAACTTCGTACACAGTTCGTACTCAAAACTCTGGGAGCTGAGGAGGTGTAACCATGCGGCCATAGGTCTGGGAGACCATTCGCGTGGAGGAATGCCCTAGAACGTAGGCCACTTGTGGGTAGGTTGCGCCTGATTCGATGAGATGACTGGCTAGGCTATGGCGGGCAAAGTAGGGGACGCGATAGGGGATTCCCGCATCGGTGCAGGTTTGTTTCCAGCATCGCCGACAGAACGATCGAGTGTTGATGCGTTTGCCTGTTGGGGAGGGGAATACGAGGTCAGAGCGTCTTGACGACGATCGCCCTTGGAGCATGGAAAGGATGTTGGGTTGGACGGTAAGCAGTGTGGTGCTGTCGGTTTTTGTGTGATTAATCGTAACGGTGCCGTCCTGCAAATTGACCTGATGCCAGCGCAAATCGTGAGCCTCGCCGGGACGACAGCCAACGGATAGCAGAAAGAAGCAGAGATCGTGATAGTGGCTGTAGTATTTGGATCTCTTGAGTGTGGTGAGAAACTGGGTGATTTCGGCTCGCGTGAAAGGTTCGCCTTCGCGGGCGGGCTTTGCTCCCTTGACGCTTCGGATATCGGCGAAAAAGTTCGTCGGCCAATGTCCGCCCTGAACGCACCAGTCCCCGAAACCTTTGAGCAGTGAAAGATTCTGATTAGAAATCAAGGGCTTCTGACGAGACCGGAGCAGCTTAATAAAAGCGACTGCTGTATCACTGGAGTCGATCGATCGTTCAAAGCGTTTGAGGTTGCCAGAGAGGGCGATGTATTTACTGGTTAAGGTGCTCTCTTGGGTGCCTGCCTTGCGGCGAGCGGCGATGTAGCGATCGAACAGGGTTTTGCTGGAAATCGTGGTTGTTCGTTCTCCGACATATTTTCTAAGCGTTTCATCAAAGCGATCGAAGGCAATGTCCGCTTGGATTTCGGAAGCTTTGCCTTGGGCGATGCGTCGGTGAAGCGGGGTGTCGGCGAGGGCGAGGGCGAGGGTGTAGGGTTTGCTGAGATGTCGCCAACGCAGACGAAGCATTCCGTCTTGGCTGGCAACTGAGACGGTGCCCTTTCGAGCTTTCGACAT